ATAAGCCACTGGAGCTGCCTGGTAGCTGGCCGGTGCCGCCTGAGGTGCCGGTGCCGCCATCACGTAGCTGCTTGGGGCTACTGCTGCTGGTGCTTGGCTCGTCTGTGGGATCGATTGGACGGTAGCGTCCTGCATAACTCATCTCCTTTTGTAAAGCTTCTAAGGTTCGATACAGATAGGGTGTCAGATCCAGACGAGGATCAGCAGCCATCGGTAAGTCTGGTGATTGAGGGTGAGGAGTCTGCATCATCCCCCCCACCAATTTGGCGAATTGAGAATAAGCATTCTGCAATTCATTCACCATCCTGAACGGGAACCCAGATAACATCTCGGCCCGCTCCTCATCCGTCTTAGACGGAAAGAGGTATTTCAGTGCTTCAATGCTATCAACACCTAATTCTTGTAGGTTGCGAACCACAATAGAATTATTAAGTGTGTCCTGAGTGGTTTCCTCGTACACAGGCCCTGTCCAACGCCAAAGCATCGTGACATCGCCATCGGGGATTAACCCAAGAACGCCTGGCGGAATCATTTTTGTTTCCACGCAAGCCATCATAATCTCTTTGACTTGATCATTGAAGATTTTCATTGCTTCCCTGTAGGCTGCAATTTCTTCTTCTGGCGCATCAACAGGAAGATCAACTGGCTTTTCAATGCCTGCTGCAGCCGCCAATGATTGACGGAAGAGTTGCTCTTCTTGGTAAATAATTAACTCAAGGCAGCGGCAGATGCCATACGTGTAAATAGCATTTGCTTTCTTCTTAGATGTTGCTGATACACGACCAAATAGTGACTTGTATTCAGTTGCAGTAACACCAGCTGAAATTGACAGTTCATCCACGCCGCCAAGTGCAGTGCGAATCTCTTCGCGATACTGACGGGCAAATTGATTTTGGTCACCAGTGATTGCATCTGGAACAATGTAACCAACACGGTCATTCGGCTCCAGGTTTGCAATAATCCTTGGAACTCGAATCTGTCCATCAACGCCACGGCTGACGGGATCAGCCTTGAACATCGAAGCACTCAAGGATGCAGGACTGGTGAAGCCAGAGTTTGCTGCAAGGGAGGGACGCTGAACTGTGGAATCACCACCGGCCTCAATCAAGTCCGTCTTGGGACGAGATGACAGCAGCGTGGGGTTACCAAAGAACTGAACGTTCTTGCGCATGGTGCGAACCATTTCGTCATGCGTGACGATGTGATTGGCCAACGCATCAAACTCACCAACGCCGTCGTTAGCAAAACCTTTGGGGTTATTGAAGATCTCAACGCAAGGAATAAAACCAAGCGTATTTTTTAACGTTTTTGTTTTACCGGAGACTGCATAATCCGGCATGTCAAAAGATAATTCACCTTCTGCGTGAGTTTCTTTGATTTCATCTCGTTTGATTGAAAGTCTGATGTAACGCCTTGAAGCCTGGCCGTCACCAAGCGTTTTGCCGGTAATATTTGTTTGTGCAATCTCAGCACCAAAGCCACCCGGTCGACGCACCTTGTAGCTGTAGATGATTACCACCTCTTCCAGGTCACCGTCTACGTTGTAGAACGTGCGGTACTCATGCTCGCGGAAGTAGTAGATGCGATAGTTAATTTTTGTAGGCCTAATGTAGAACAGACCTTTTCCATCACACAAGAAATAATCCCAGATTGAATCCAGGCGTGCATCAATTTGGTTGTATTTGATTACACGGTCGATAAAATCTTTGCGTTGATTTCCAAAGTTGTCTTGGCTGGGGAAGAACTCAACACCCTGGCGGATGCCGAATAATTTCATCTGCGCCAAATGCGAGGCCACAACGCCCGTATCGACGACAGTGGAACTATCTTTGTCGATATAGGCGGTAATGATTTCGTTGAGCCTTGATTTAGCGTCGGCAGCCATTAAGTATCAGCCTCTTTATCTGTATTGATCTTAGCAGCTTTCTTTTGTTTCTTAAGCCACAACCACCGGTCAAAATAAGCCAACTCCCCTGGCGTAAACAATTCAGGGTGTTCGAGAGCTTCTTTGACCAGCTTTTTTCTTTTCATCAAGAAACCGTTTTAACGTAACCAGGAGGTAGTTGTTGTCCATATTGTGGACCTTGGAAAAAGCCTGCATTACCCATGGGCGGAGTTCCGCCTAAAGCAAGGGGTAACTGTGGGCCGGCACCAGGCATGATACCGCGTCGCCGCAGTTCTTCATTTAACTGTTGATTCTGCTGCGTACCACCTTCGTACAAACGCTTAAGCTGTTCTCCGGAACGTCCACCCAGAGCACCACTTCCCTTGTTAATATCAAAACTAGGAGAGCCGGCAATCATGCCTGCGCCACTTTCCATGCCAGCCTGGTTGCCAAGGGAGCTGCCATAGGTTCCGTTGTAATAACGAATCATTTAATCCTCCAGTACTTCGTAACCAGCTATTTCATTCAGTCTACTCAATACAATTCCATCACCTTTTAAATTCCACTCAAGAATATCTCCTTCTTGCCAGCCAAGCTCTTCAGTTATTTCTTCGGGAAGAGTGATGAATTGATCACCGAATTCATCTTCTTGGACCTCAATAATGTAGCTCATTTTGACAAAAGCTTTTCCATTAGCTTATCAAGCTTAGTGTTAATTTGTCGAAAGTTATCGTGCATTTCCTGGATCTCACGTAAAAAATCTACCTTTAATACGTAGTCCATCGGCATTCGCCCAATCTGCTCTTGTAATCTATTCAGCTTATTTTCTTGCGTTATCACGTCGTCTGACAACTGAACCAAGCGTTGGTGAACCCTATATAAAATTTTGTTTGCGGCCCAGGACCCGCCTGTTACAGCTGAAACAACTGCCGTGAATGCAATTGCTAAGTACTCCGGACCCACAAGACTATTGCTTTTCTTTTAATTATAAGTTTAGTAATCAAATTGCAAGTTGCTCTTTTTGGCTAGACCGTTAACCAACCACACGAGTGAATCGACGCAATCATCGTGTCCACTTACGCCAAAGTTGGTAAGCTCTTCAAACATTGTGTCGAAATTACGGTACTTGTTGAAGATGATCTTACGGTCTTCAAACAGGCCCATGATGCCACGGAAACGCGCCAGTTTATCTGCACGGAATCCTTTAACCGGGTGCCAGATCAAGTTAAACAAACCATCGCCATTTAAGCAGACACGCTTGAAGTCAGCCTCCAAAGATGCCTGGTACTGCACCGCTTCAGACCATACATCACATGTTGAATACGTTGGGAAGTAGTTGCCCTGCTCATCGCGGCCAACAATGCACCAGTCATTAAGAAGCTCTTTTAGTTCATCCAGTTTTTCCAGGTTGCCCATGACGCGCATACGCCGATAATCAATAATGTGAATACAATCACCAATGCGGCCACCAAGCACAAATACGGTGTAATCATTTTTCTCTTTAGTTCCGGCAGATAAATCAACACCTACGCCCAGGGCATCAAACTCAGTTGCAATCTCAGCTTTGACCAACAGCTCTGGAGATAGGGACAGCTCGCTCTGACGAACAATCCTGTTCATGTACTGGAACGAAAAGGCAATAGGTGCCTGCCGTTTCTTTTCCTTTAAGTAATCCAGTGACCACATCTCCGGCCAATAGGATTCCTCCTCACCTGTTTTGGAATTTGCCTGGATTGCGGAAAGAACAATTTGCGTCCAGTTGTTTTGTTCATTGAATGTAGTGGCATGAATGTCATCATGTCGGAAACGGGTACCAAGGCAGATCGCCCGTCCACCCTCAAACATCGTGGGAGCGATAACGGCATTCCAGTTATCCTCCATCATCTTTCTAATGTCAGGGTTGGAGATATCTGCTGCGCTCTTGGTAGGGTCATCAATACAGATGAGGTGACTGCGTTTTGAGGTCACCGAACCTTTCAGGCCTGCTGCGCACAAAGTAAATTGTTCATCACCGGTAACATCAATGCCTGCAAATTTGTGATCAATAGACCAGTACTCATTGCTGGTTACGTTCTTGAGGAGTTTAACTGTTGGAAAAACTTCTTGATAGCGTTTGCTATCAATGATTCGTTTGATGGTTGCAGACTTAGAACGTGCAATATCAACCGTGTAGGAAAGATAAAGAATCTGCAGAGGCTTCTTGGCTGTCGTGTGCACACCAATTGCCCATGCAGTGAACAAGCCCAGGACTGTACTCTTGGCACTACCCCTGGGGGCGAGTAAATCAATATTGGGTCCAGCAATACCAACCAAACAGCTACTATCTTGGCCCGTAACAAAGTGACGATGCCACTGCTTGTGATGAGGAGCGGGAGCTTTATCTGCTACGTAGTCACAAAAGAACCCAAAATCTTCACGGGCTCTTTGTAATAGCTCTTCGTTTTTATGTTTGCGTACCTTGTGATTCTTGACTGCAGCTTGAGCGTTACGTCGATAAGCTAAGTGAAGATGAGAAGGCACAGCATTAACTGGTTAGTAACTAAATACTAACCTACTTTTTGGATTTACGTTTTTGCTCTTGGTACTTACGCGCCTTATCCAGAGCTGCTTTACGTTTTTCCTTATCGTTCATCTCAGTTCCGTCTTCGTTCTTGGCTTCTTTTTTCTTCAGGTGTGCCAGGAATTGAGGCGGTACTTTACCTTTGCTCATGTCAATTAAAACGAACGGGTAGAACGACCTGCACCCATATCAATACCACTACGCCCCATGGTGGGACGTACGTCACGAGAGGGCTGGCTGGGGCCCTGTGACACGTTGCGGCTCGGAAAGGCATCTTCGGGTGAACGCGACTGTTCGCCCCTGTAGGGAGGCGTTGAGCCAGCGATTGGAATAGAACGTCTACCGGCGCCCATATAGTGTATTACTTTTGTTTAGTTTAATGCATTTATTCGTCTAGTTGCATCTTTGCCCATACACTCATCGATGCCTCAAGCAAAGGTGCTTCAATGGGATCATCTTTGAAGATGCACATGAGTTCACGAATGGCGCGGTCTGCACCGGCCATCAACAAACCTTTTCTGTCTCGTGTAGAGGTAAAAGTATCAATCTGCGCAATTGTGCCACGCAGTTCTTTTTGCATTGTTGCGATACGCGCCACACCTGCATCACGTTTAATTTGAAAGGTTTCAATATCTTCCCTGAGTTTACGAATGTCTTCCAACATTTCGTCAATTTCAGTAAGAAGAATCTTGCGGTGATCAGGCTTTGGGTAGTTACACGAAACCCAGGCATCGCAGGACGCAATCGACCCGCAATAACCAAGGAAACGTGCATATAAATAGCACTCAATAACGGAGTAGTTATTTTGAGCAAAAGAGATGAATGATTCCTGGGTTGACGAATCGAGATTATCGACCCAGGCTTCAAATAACTCAGAATCTATAACCGCGTTGCGATTGCTGGTAGTCGCGCTCTTCGTCCCGTTGCTTGAACTCTTGAGCCTGCGCTGTTCCAGCACGTGTTTCTTCTGCCCCTTTTCCGATTGTTGCACGTTCTTCAGCTCCTTTGTACTTGGCGGCTTTCTCGCCAAATTCAGCACCAAGTTCTAAAGTAGCACGTGCTTCATCTTGACCGGTGCCATAGAAACGGTCTGCAGCTTCTTTTTTCAGACGTGATTTTGTATCAGCGTCCAAAGAAGAGTCGGAGTCAATGTCAGAGACACGACTCTGGTACTCACCGCGATTACGTTGGTAGTCATACGCTGCACCCGCAGCATCGCGGTAAGATTGCAGCCGTTCTTCGTCGGTCATTGAAAATAAATCAGAAGTTGCTCAGCATGCCAGCCATGCCACCTGCCATGATGTCACGACGGCCTTCAACGGACTTTTGACGCTGTTGCTTCATTTTAGAAGATTCCAGCTTGCCGAGCAGGCCTTCGAATTCGTCCATATTAAAACTTGACGGAGTGTATTCGCTTTCGAAAGCAGCTTTACGAAGACCTTTGTAGGTCTCTTCGTCCATTTTGCCTTTGCCGCTTCCATATTGAGTGTCCAAGTCTGTAAGGACATCTTGAAGCGTGCGATTAGACACGGTGCCGTCTACGGTTTTGGTGCCGTACTTGCTGTAGGACATTGATGAAACGGTTGTTTAATAACTAAACAAATTATAACAAGACCAATTGTTACCAGAAACCAGAAACAAGGTTGCCATAGATTCCGGTCTTGGAAGAAATATCAGCAACCTCTTTGGCGCTGCCTCTTTTAATTTTTTGAATGTCTGCGTCAATCTGACCTTGTAATTTAGTAAGGCCAGAGTTGTAAGCAAATTCATCTCGCTGACGCATCTTCTGTTGCATCTGCTCAATTTCACCTACACTGCCAGTAAACGTATCTGGCATTTCACCAAACTTAAGTCCGACTGTTTTTTCGGTCTCAGCGTCAAGTGTCGGGGAAAATTGTGAGCCAGTAGCAATTGTGTAACGCCCGGTACTCTTTTGCCAGTCAGGCGCACCTTCAGCGCCTTTAACGGTTTCCTTTTCACTGGGACCGTAGTAACTACGATAGTAATTTTCTAGATAGCTGCCACCAACTTTTTCTTTATACTCATCGCTACTCTTAAGGGAGTCTGCGATTGCATTGACATCAAGCCTGCCACCTGACTTGGAAATTTCACCGAGACGTGTGTTTAATTCTTGATCAGATGCTTTGCGTCCCAGGAGGTCTTGGAATGCACGTTGAACAAGCGTTTCCCTTTGTGTAGGAAGCTGCTCAAGCTCATACTGTTTAACAGCCTGGAGCTGAGGTTCGATATCACCAGCTTCAAGCCCATAGCGCTGCTGGTAATCTTTCAGTTGA